AATTTTGCTTATAGATTTCAGATCTATCGAAATAGTCTGGGTGTTGTCCTACAACCTGTCCATTTACAATAAACGGAACATTTGATTTTAAAGCGTCAAAATTATAAGTACTTGTATCTTCTTCTTTCGAAATGGGATCCATAATTACATTATACACCATTTAAAGTTCGGCGGAAAATAGAAACACAAACCCCTTATGCTCTAAACGAGCAATATGGGTTAGTATATCTATGCCTCCGAAACCAGATCTATCATATAATCTATAGTCTCACAATGGATGGCATTTTCTGATAAACAGTATTCAAGGTTTGGATCAGATGTACATTTTTTAGAAGACATCTCCAATATGAGAGCCTGCTTAAATCTTCCTTTATCAAATTGCTTCTTTGGCTTCTTTTCAGAATATGGGTGCTGCTGCCTATAGTTTCCATGAGGATCATGAACATGGCAGAATTCACCCTTACGCCATAACTCCACAGGTATGGGGCATGGTTTGTTACGCCTTGTTACTGCTTTACATTTCATACAAACCATGATACCAAAAATGCGGGGGAATGTAAAGTATACTCAATATCCCCCATAGGATAATATACTCGTATAAGGCCAAATGTGAATAAAGGGTTTGCCCCGCCTATTTTATGTCTAAAGGATCGATAGTAGAAATGCCATAAGATTCATAGATAGCCCTTACATTTGGATTATCGTCTATGGCAATATCGATCTTTCCCTGTAGGATTTTTGCTATACCGTCCTTGAATTCGTCTGACTTATCGTAATGTTCTGGATTCATTAATAAGGCATCGTATTTAATGCCAAGAGAATCAAGAAGTTTAACTGTAACTTCCCTCATCGTATCCTGTCTACCAGTTACGATAATAATGTTCTCGATGTTATTTTTTACAAAATCTACTACTGCTAAATTAGGTGTTATTTGCTCATCGTGCCAAAAACCAGATACAAGGGTGTCGTCGATATCTACAATTGCTGTGTTATATTTTTTCATATAACTATTGTACAGGATGATGGTTTGATATGAAAGTTATCCACAGGTTTATCCACAAATAAATCTTACTGATTATATTTTTAGATAGGGTTAAAGTGGAGTGAAGTGGAGGATAGTGGTGGATTGAACGCTTTTAAAGGGGGGATCGTAATGTCAAACCTAACAAACCTCATATCCACAAACCTTCAAACCTCATATCAAACCTCACACCTTATACCATATATGCCCCATATCTGTCAAACCATCATATCAAGGTTTGGCATTATACATTCAAAACCATGGTTTGTCAAGTATCTTCGTAATATATTTTGAATGAAAAATTGCCAAAAGTCTGGGATTTTTCTGATAATTTCGTAATATGTTTTATTATGCCAGAATATGTTTTAAAATGTTTGAAAACCAGAAAACAATGGTTTGTTATTACTTATATAGGTCTCTATGTAATGGTTTGGTGTTTTTCTTATTCCCGCCAGGATTTTCGGCCCCGCTCGAAGTCGGCGGGACTGCTATAAAGATAGATCCATTACCAGGATCATCTGGATTGTTCCAAACATCTATAGGTCCACTCTTTATAGCAACTAAGTCACATCGCTCTGCCGATTTCATCTGACTCAAAAACGGGAGGGAGATAGAAAAGAACTTTCTTAAATTAATGACATTAGTAAAGGCTACAAAAGAGTTATGTAGATTATCGCTAAAGGCTTTATATCCTTTTGGATCATTCCTACTGTAATTATAAAAATGCCTTGGACTCATATATAAATTATAACATGGTTTGACAAACCAAATATATTATGATAAATGGTTTGGCGATTTTTTGGCTTTGATCGTAATCCCAAAATCTGGGAAAAATTTATGTCGGTTCGTAATGGTTTGTTAACAAAGAAAAATGCACCGACCCGTTTTCAGGGCTTTTTACAAATTGTCAAATCCTGACAGCAATTCATCAAGACCAGAATATCCTGTATCTTTTACACCAAGTGACTCTAAAAATAAATCCCATGTTTCGTTGATATATTTTGTAGCCATTTCGGAAGCAGGAATAATATCTTGTGCGATAGCAAATGCTAATGGCAAACCAATATCATTGTAGTCAATGAAATCCTCAAACTCAGGTTCGCTTTTGTAATTTACCCACAAGTCCCCCAAGATACTACATCTACTAGAAAAGTCTGTATTGGTGTTGCTCATTGTATTTCTCCTCTTTGTGGTATTGTGCGCTTTCTGCGATAGTGATAAGTCTGTTGTAGGAAACTGTTGGTGCGATTACTGCTAAATACTCGCCCACCTGCTCAATGTCAAGGCGAAGGTCAGATACGATAGCGGAAATACGCATGGCAACTTTCTCCTCGTCAGTTAGTCTGTGTTTTCTCATAGTTCTCCTTATAGTCATTGTATCAAATAAGAGGTGGGGGCGCAAGTAGAAGAAAGGTGCTACCTACGCCCCCGTTATTACGGAGGGGACCCAACCCTCCTAGGATGTGACCGTCGTCACAAGACTGTGATAGTTAATAAAATCTTGTATAGTATGTATACCAGTGTCATCAGTTACAGTCTTATTAATTAAATCAATTAGCACGGGATGGTCCATGAATCCCAGGTCATTAGGATTGCAGGCATAAATTCCATATCCCGTCTCGTCCATAATATTATCCTTGATTAGATAACTAACAGCCATACGTATGTAGTATGACTCATCGCCTAGGCGTGGTGCTGCATGCCTCAATGCTGCAGCCAGGTCATGATACATAGAGTCTTCACCCCAGTGGCTGTATAAGGCCACACCTAGGCCCTCTGATTGCTTAAAAACGAATGTACAACGTGCCCCCATTATACAAGCACCTTCTTGTTTTCAAGTGCACCATCAAAAACATCCATAAACTGAGGAAATTCTCCGTCATTAACCCATTTAATTTTAACATCATTTCCAGATGTATAAATTGTTATGGAGTGTCCCATAAAGTTTTTAGAACGTTCAATAGAACTAATCTTATCGAACTTAAAAGACTCTAGGTCATAGCCAAACATTTTCTTAGCAAAGAAAATAATTCTATTTTGGGTAATTGCAAAAACTCCATTACGAACGGTTTCATTTCCCATTCTTTTTGTTTCATATGCTCCAAAGATTGAAGAAATAATAGTTTCTCCTTCTTGAAGGTGATTGCTTAATGCAGCCAAGTGTTTTGCTGCTCCTTTATGTTGTGCCATTTTATTGCCTTTCTGTAGTTGGGTTTTCTTCTAGTGTATCAAATTGTAGGTCTAATGTCAATTGCTGCCACATATTACCACTTCTTATCATTTGTAAAGAACATATTAAAAGTACCTGCACACATAATTATGGCAAGCAGCATGATCAGGATCTCCATTACTCCTCCCGTTCTGCGATAGCAAATGAAAGTTGATATGTTAATTGATATACTGCAGCAAGAGCGTCACACTGTCCCTCCCAGTATTTGCGCTCCATAGATTCCATAGCGTCTGAGTAGTCGTTGGCTTCCTCTATACGCTGTGCCTCTTCTAGTTGCAATTGAGCCTCATACATCCAGTTCTTCATCTCACCATGTATGATGTCCAAGGCTGGTATGTTTTCGTCTACCATATGCTGTAGGTGCTCATCTAAATTATAATCTGGATTAAAGTCACTGTGCATTTTCTTCTCCTACTTGTATAAAGTGACGGGTAGCAATAATCTGACCAGCAAGCCAGTTATATTCAAACTCTAAATCCCTATAGTCTTTAGAATTCTCATCTAACATTTCCATTTCTTGTGCAACACCCTCTTGGTCTTGCTCAATAGATATTAGATGTACTTTCATATACTCTAATAAGTAATTAGACATTTAGTTGGTCCATTCTGTAGTTGGGTACGTGTTCGTCGTCTAAGTATACTTTATGGATGTCGCAATCTGCAACTGCTTCTAAGTCTGCCTCGCCTAGATAGTGACAAGAATCACAGATTTCTCCACAATCGTTATCACAATACTGTAATGTATTGACTGAATCACAATCTCTACACTTGTTTTCATAGGATTCTATTTCGCTTCCGCTT